ACCAGAGGAATTAATATGCAAATGGGTATCACCAGCACTACCAAGAGCCAATCTGTCCTCATTGTGGTAATAAAGAATTCTTCCTCTATATTGCTCATTTCCTGTTGTTCCATCAGCAAATGCAAGAGCCGAAATTTCGGTAGTTCCTGCTTTTAGTGTTATGCCACCATTAGAGTTAGTGTGGTCAATTGTAAGTGTGTCGTAATAATACGAACTTGGCGAAGTAGTCCCAATCCCAACTTTTCCAGAGGAGTCAATAGACAATGCAGTGGTAACATTTGCAGTGCTTGGCACATCTGAATCATTAGCTGTATATCCAATACCAAAACTTCCAGCTACGTCAACATTCGCAGCAACCAACCAATTCCTGTGAGAAGCATTAGAACCATAGGCCATTAACCCTATGCCAGTATGATCATTTTCTGTTGCTTTGATAATTGCCAGAGGATCTCCTACTGATGCACGAGAACCATTCACATGAATTAATGTGCTTGGCGAAGTAGTCCCAATCCCAACATTACCATTCCCTAAAACCACTAAACTATTGGTATTGTCAGTGTAATCTCTAACTATAAAAGAATACTGAGTTCCAGTTGCTCCAAACACTTTCATCCCTGCCCCACTGGCGTGAGTGTTTTTAATTATTGAAGCAAATTGCGATGCTGTGTTATCAGAGACAACTAATTTTTCACTTGGAGAGGTATCGCCAATCCCAAAATTTCCACTTTGATCAATAGCTACTTTAGTGCTTGCAGAACTAAACGCATCATTGTTCGTTTGAATTAAAAATTTTCCATCATCTAGTCGTAATTGATAGTTTTGATCAGCACTTCCATCTGTCTCTTTAAAATATTGTGATGGTGCATTGCCCTCCAATCTTAGTTGCCGTGTGGTTGAATCAACAATGTGCAGAGCATCTTGAGGTGTTCCTGAAGTACCAATTCCCACTCGATTGTTACTAGAGTCAACCTTTAACGTATTCGTATCTACTGTGAGATCGCCACTAACAGAAGCGTTCCCTGTAACATTAACAGGCTTATTAAAATCAAAACTTGTGGTGCTATGCGTATAAAGCATCGTTGCGGATGCTCCGTCTATCGTTAACCCGGCCCCATCAGCCGCCGCACTATCTGCGGCTCCCGAACCTAGAACGATGTTCTTATCGTCTACCTCGACAGTGGTTGAATTGATTGTCGTAGTTGTCCCGTCAACCTGAAGGTTGCCCTTGACCTGAAGTAGTCCTGTATTATTTCCGACAACGGCAGGATCAATAACAAAAGTTGCAGGGCCACGCAATTCTCCTGCAAGAGTGACATGACCGCTACTGTCTGCGGTTACAACTTTAGATGCTTGTGAGGTTCCTTCGGTGGAGATATCAAGACGGTTCAGATCCGTGACATCTGCGGTAACTCCGTCAAGTTTGTTCAATTCCGCAGTCGATGAAGTAATCCCGTCAAGAGTGTCAAACTCTGAAGACGTTACTCCTGTTGAAGCGTACGATGAAAGAGTAGTTTTGTCTTGACCTAAGTCGGCTATGTCCCTTGCCCTACTCACTAGAATCCTCCGTTACTGGTTGCTGGGATGTGTCACGTTCTGCCCTAGTTTGATAATCAGATCGGGCAGTAATTAGGTTCACAAAATCAATTTTATTACTAGGAATTGAGTCAGTAAATGATTCATCATTCATTAGTTTCGTAGTCCAGTTAGACTGCATTCGTTTCCAAGAATTGTTTATTTTTTCTGTAATTGCACTTTGACACCATTCATTAATGTCAAGTAGATCATTTTTTAATATCTTTTGATCTGTATCATTAATTGTGATTGTAATATTTAAATTTGCCATTTTTTATCCTACGAGAAATCCTGAAAAACGTGAATCATCAACTATATGGGCACTTGCACTTCCACCATATTGATACCAAGTTACATACGCAGTATCATTTACATCCAAATCAGTTAATATTGAACCAGTTACGGAATGGTAGTCGCCATTACTAGAACCAAAAATATGATCGCCTTGAATAGAAATGTGTACAGTACGATTACTTGTTACTAAACCAATAAAGACATAAGCACAGTCATGTGGAAAATGATCTATACGCAAATATACATTTAATTGATACTTACCAGTAACAGGAGCAGTAAATGTATAAGTTGAACTATTAAAGTTTCCTCCTGTGTCAAAAATTTCATTATTAAATGCTACTTGCTGTGTAGTGTTTACTGGTCTACCTGTTTGTCCTGATGCACACCTAACCTGAAACATAGGCTGATATGGTTTTGTAACTACACCATCTGATCTTACTGCAAATCTAGTAGTTGTTGATGTAGTACTGGTGCATTTAAGTATATTATCCGTACTGTCTGCTATTTTAGTTCTAACGTGTAACCCAGAACCAACGTCATTTACACCCCCAGTTTGATCGATAAATACGGCAGACGTTCCAGCACCTACACCACTGTCATTTACAGTAAGTCTACTTGATGGGCTACCTGCAATCCCAACTTTTCCAGCAGGTATTTCTAAATTTCCATTAGAAAGAAGTTTGAATGTTGTAGTAGAATCGGAGTTCAGAACTTCAATTGTGTTCTCACTATTATCATTAGCAGAACCTTTTATGGAAAATTTTCTTGCAGGATGACTTGCTCCGCCTATATCAACATTTCCAGCAGGTGTAATATTTACATCGCACCCAGAATCTTCAAAAATACGGAGATTGTCAGAAGAACCTTGATTGTAAACGTAGAAGGTACTTCCTGTCCCTTTTGCTATTATCCCTGAAGCACCAGTACCCGAAGTTGTTTCAGTTTGAATGTAAGTATTTGCATTAGATTCTACATGTAGTAATTGGTCAATATTAGCCCCAGTACCAATCCCAACATTCCCTGTAAAAGCCCCACCACTTGCAGGTACTTGAGCATCGTTTGTTACATTGCTTAAACCAACATGAGTTTTTGTTACCCCACTCACCGTCCCTGTAAACGTAGGTGAGGAAAACATAGTTGATTTTGACTCATTATCTACATTTCCTAACCCGACATGCGTTTTTGTGACCCCACTCACTGTTCCTGTGAAGGTTGGCGATGCCGTAGGTGCTTTTGCATCTAAAGCGGTTTGTTGAGCAGTAGAAACAGGTTTGTTGGCATCGGAAGTATTATCTACATTCCCAAGGCCAACTTCTGCTTTAGTTATACCGCCTGTCGCTTCGTCTGCTAACGATGCTAAATCGTTTGATCTACTCACTTACTTCCTCGTTTTTGGATGCTAGAAAAGTTGCGTAGTTGTCTTTTACTTCTTGCGTCATTATTGCGTTAAATTGGGCTAGAACTAATGGATCGCTTATTGTGGAAACGTCTGCATCTGGGTTAAGGACGTAACGATGAAAATTAGCACTTAATTCATTACCATCCTCCATTACAGAAATTCTCTCCCTGCATTGTAAAACATAATGATCTTTAACTGATACTGTTTCGATCTTGTCTGTTTTAGTTTGTTTAGTAAGTGCCATAATTAATCTGTGTAATAAGTTCCTGAAAAAAACATATAATGATAGGTCGAGGTTCCTCCAAAATCTCCAACAGATAAAGTACCTGATGCATTTCCTCCACTTTCATATAATGCAATATAATTAAGACCTTCCCAAATAGCACAAGTAGGTGGGCCTCCATCTTGTAGAGCCGCACAATCATAATATCCAACACTTAATCCCCCCCTTCCTCCAAAATCTGAACTGGATGGAGTAAAAGGTAATCCATTAATTCGTAAAGCAGCGTTATAATTTCCACTATTTGACATATTTGTATTATTTCTAACATAACCGGACACAAAAACCATTTGTCCGATTTTTACATATTTTCCTCTAGTGTCTGAGTGCATAGCGTAAGTTATAGTCCCATTAGAAAATACTGGATTCCAAGTTCCATATTCGTAATCATCAAGTATTTCTCCAGTAACACTACCAGCACCAGTTTCATCATCAGTATTTGCACTAAAATCAATCCCCTTCCCTGCCGTGCCTATGACGAGGTTGCCTGTTTTTACTTCTACATTTCCAGAAGTATCTATTATTAATTCATCATTGCCAGCACCATTATAATTTATTCTAAAACTGTCATCCGTGTTAGTATAGGCCAACCATTTATCTGAAGCCCCACTTATTCGTTCAAAACCAACATATCCTTTCACTTGCAAATGAGATGTTGGGCCATCTTGGTTTATTCCAACAAACCCATTTCCAGTCAGATAAACGTGTGGTGTATTGTTTCCTGCTCGTAAAACTAATTTTTCACTCGCATACGAACCATTGTGATCGTAGGTAATACCTCCATCTACAGATGACCCATTATTAAAATCAATTTTTGCATCATTACTTGTACCACCCACAGTCATAGTGAATACTGAATCAGACGAATTACTTACTGAAATATCACCAGTAAAAGTCCCACCACTTGCAGGAACCTGAGCGTCATTCGTCACGTTACTTAGCCCAACATCCGACTTAGTGAGGTTGCCCTTGCCCCCATCGACAATTGCTGTCTTTTGTGCGGTGCTTGTGGTTAATGTCCCACCGCTTACATCTGCATCTCCTTCAAGATTCGCAACTAAAGTCCCTACCGTAATATTAAGGTTCCCTGTACTAGATGCGGTAGAAGTAGACGTTCCTAATGTCCACTTGTCTGCGGATTCGTCCCACATAATAAGTGCGTCATTTCCTGTGGAACCACGCTCAATAATTAATCCTGCATCGTTAGCGTTACTTGTTACACCGTTATTTAACCCAATTAAATTGTCTTTAATTACTGTATTTGTAGTGTCGGCAGTAACTGTAGATCCGTTGACAGTCAGATTTCCTGAAAGTGTAAGATTTACACCTGTGGCATCACCCGTCATGTTGGTATTAGCCACATTTGCTTTTAATGCATCTGCCGCATCTACATAAGCCTTTATTGATTGCTGAGAAGCAGGTTTTGTTGCGGAGTTCGTAGCGAAATTATCTTCGTCTAAAAGATCGGTTGTAGGAATAAAATTTGCGGATGTGACAATTCCTACTACTTGAATACAGATTTCATCATCTGTTGTAGCCGCTGACCCGGATTCAAGTGTAACCGTTGAAGCATTCGGCTGAACGGTATAGTCCGTTGTGAGAACCAATTTGACACCGTTTTTCCAAAGAGAAACAGTGTCTCCAACATTACTAGCAGTAGGAAAGACAGTAGTAGAACCACTGTAACTGCCACCGCTACCAGTGGAATTAGTGCCGACAACAAAGCGATCCTCAACAAGTCCATTCCCTCCGTGTACTCCCTGTAATCCAAAAAGCTCAAGAACATCGCCTGCCGATACTCCTGATGACAATTGAATATTTGAACCGACACCACTTGCGGTTCTAGTAAAATCCGTGTCAGGAAAAAGTCGTATTCCGTTTAAATATGCATCAACTTTTCCTTCATCGTACGATACATTAAAAGTTGTATCGCCTGCGTTTACACCGCCTGATCCAACAACATATTTTTTTCTATCCTCACCAAAACTAGTTGGTGATGCACCTACATATCTCATGAAGTGATTTCTAGATAACTTGCTACTGCATTTAATGCTGATGCAGTATCAGATTGAATTTTTAGTGAATCACCTGTTTCAAGCACTACTTTGTCACCCACAAAAACAGAAATTAATGAGTTTGCAGGAATAGCGACTTGATTAATTAAAACTAAATCTCCTGTGTCTGTATCGGCAGAATTATTTAACGTAACAGTTCCTTTTATCTCAGAACTTCCCGTGTTACTTAATTGCAATCCGACTACAATAACTTGTTTATTATTAGTATCCGAACTGCTTATAATTGTTTCCGCAGAAGAATTACTGACAGAAGTTAAGTGTCTTGCTTTAAAAGTATTAGCCATAAGTTATCTCAGCCCAAAGCAATTGCCATAGCAACGGCAGTTCCTGAAGTGTCATAATCGCCTGACCACGAAAGGTTTCCGCTACCGTCAGTTTTTAAAAATTCATTATTATTACCGTCAGTATTAGGTAAGGTCAGCGTATAGGAAGCACCTGCGGAATGAGGTGGTCCTTTAATTGTAATTCCGTGTGAATTTACTTCACAATTTAATACAAATTGTCCTGATCCTTTTGTGGAGTTTCCTTTAAAAACTACTTTACCACTTCCGTTAGGATCTAAATCAATATCCCCGTTTGATGTTGAAACAATATCTTTCCCATTAACATCAAGATGTCCTCCTAGCTGTGGTGTCGTGTCAAGCACGACATCTCCACCGTAATCACCTCTAGGAATACCAAAATCAAAAGTTGCGGAAGAACTGTTTCCTGAATTTGTTACTGTTGCCGAAGATCCCGCTGACAAAGTGGTCACTGTTCCCACTGCTATTGTTGCGGCTTGACCTGCGGCTCCTTGCGCTCCTGTGGGTCCTGTGGCTCCTGTCGAACCTGTTGCCCCGGTATCTCCTCGTGGAATTGTAAAATTAAATGTAGCCGCAGAAGAACTACCTGTATTTGTTACAGATGCGTTTGATCCTGCCGATCCTGTTGTTGTTGTTCCTACTGCAATCGTTGCCGCCGCTCCCGCCGCTCCGGTTGCTCCGGTTGCTCCTGTCGCACCCGCAGGTCCGGTAGCTCCTTGTGGACCTGTTGCCCCGGTTCCCCCTTGTGGACCGACTGTACCGGGAGACTTTATCTCAATAACATTAGTTGTTTCATTAACAGTAACTATGTTTGCCGCACTCATGAACTTACACCTCGATCTAATTTAATTCGTCCTTCAATTATCCTATCTACATTTGAACCGCTTACTAGTTCTAAATCATACATTGCGCTGTCAAAATCAAATGTCGATGTTGCTGTAGCAGGAATTGAAACAACAATATTGTTACCACTACTTCCTAAAGTAATAGTAATTGTGTTTTTAGGTGAATCCGCAGACTCCGTAGAAGCATAAACTTCACCGTTTGGAGAGTCCTTTATTTTCATCCTTGCGGAATAACCGGATGAAAGATTAATGACAGCATCATTACTGTCTTTATACGACAGATTTAAAGTGTGTGTAGAACCTTTTTCTATTTCAAAATCGTAATTTCCTGCACTCATCGCATGATCCTGAAACTTGTTTCGTTTCTACCTCCACCGTATGAACTTGCA